GTACCTACTTCAACAACTGTACCACCACTGTTCTTTACAAACAAACGCTTATCAGCAGTGTTAACCGCTAGTTCAGCACCACCAGTAGAGTTAGTTAAGTCACCAGCAAGAGGTACTGCTGATGCTGAGTCAGACTTTTTAGTTAGAATCGTAGCCATTTATAGTTCCTTAGTAAGTTCCACCACTAATAACACTGGAAGGAGTTAAATAATCTGTATCTGCAACTGCTGCTGAGATAGTTCCTGATCCATTAGCCTTCACAAGGCCATTTATAGCCCCTACAACAGGATCAGTTTCTGTGTAACTAGTTAGGTATCCTGCTGAGGCATGGTTACCCCATCCGTACGCTGTATCCCAGTTAGATTGGCTAGAAGTTGTAGGGATTGAATAACCAGTATCAAAACTAAACGCTAGTGTGCCACTGCTAGTGATAGGACTACCAGACACAACCAAACCTGTTGGTACAGTAGCAGCAACACTAGTCACTGTACCTGTGTAAGTCTCACTGGTTAAATAACCAGCACTGGCATGATTACCCCACCCATAGGCAGTATCCCAGTTACTTTGACTAGAAGTAGTGGGGATAGAGTAGCCAGTATCAAAAGAAACTGCTAATGTACCACTACTTGTAACAGGACTACCAGAAACTGTTAAGCCTGTGGGAACTGTTAATGCAACACTGGTGACAGTACCAGTATAAGTCTCTGTAGTTAAGTATCCAGCACTAGCATGGTTTCCCCAACCGTAAGCAGTATCCCAATCTGTTTGCTTTGCAGTGGTGGGGATAGCATAACCAGTATCATAACTAATTGCAAGTGTACCACTACTAGTAATTGGTGAACCACTAACAGTTAAACCAGTAGGTACTGTTGCTGCAATACTAGTAACAGTTCCAGTACCAGCAGTAGTATTAACCCAAGCACTACCGTTGTACTGTAAAGTCTGACCATTCGTAGCACTGGTGATTGTTACATCACTTAAACCATCTAGCGCTGTTACTAGTGTTGGTTTATTAGTAAGGTCATCATAATCACCAGAGAACAATGATGGTTTATTACTCAAATCATCATAGTCACCAGAAGTAGCAACAGCAGCAAGATCTCCTGGTTGTACTGCTGAATCTGCTAGTAATCCCTGTGCAGCAGTGGCAAAGTAACCAACATCTTCAGCAGCAGCGGTACCAATATCAGCAGGTTGTACTGCTGAATCTGCTAAGGCTCCTTGAGCAGCAGTAGCAAAGTCACCAGTGTTAGAAATGGCAGCAGTGCCTAGCCCAAGGTTAGTACGAGCCTGGGCAGATGTAGTAGCACCAGTACCACCTACACCAATAGCAATAGGCTGTACTTCAATGTTACCAGTACCAGCACCACCATCACCACGATAGAATGCCATTTAATCTCCTAAAGGCTTTTCTATTAACTTTACTAGGCAATAAAACAAATAGAAAAGCCCTAGACTTGCTAGGGCATAAGTTTAGAAGTTGGGACGACCAACCACCACTTTAAATACAGCGGAACCAAGATTGATTGGACCACCGGTATTGTTCCATACTTGAACCGTTACTTCGTTTGCAGCAGTAACAGCAGCAGTCAAACCCAGATCAGCAACATCAAGCACAGCAGCAATACTGATAACCATGTCACCAAGTTTAACACCAGGAACTGCGATAGTATCCACAGCTTCATCGCCATCGGCAACTTCAGCAAAGTCGATAGTCCCTTTGGCAGTCCACAGTTCATTGAATACACCTTGGAATTGTTGTTTGTCCCTACGGACGGTAACGCTCGTTGCAGCCATTTTAGTCTCCTTTGTGTTAGAAACTACCCAGACCACTAGAGCCTGGGTAGGTTAAGTTGACTATTAAGCAGGCACAGCGAGAGCAACTGCCGAGGTATCCCGCAGTTCACCAACACCGTAGAGGGTGTCAGCAGTCAGCAGGGTGGCAAGGTACTCTTGCTTGTACTGAGTCTGCACTCGGATACCAAGTTGCTCAACCAGCACAAATGCTTCAGGGTGTGCCATCAGAGCAATACGAGTTGTCGTCGTAGTAGCCGTATCAGCGTTGGTGGTGACATAGACTTTCGTACCATACACATCACCAATCTGACCGTTACGGATGGTGTCGCCATTGCCGACAAATGCTTGCTCGGTGAAACGAGCGATACCCATCAGAGTGTTACGGCTAGCAGGAGGAACAACAAGGAAACGACCATCCATAGGCACATCAGAGTCATCAAGACGCTGAATGGCTCGACGAATACCAGCATCCGTCAGATCCGTACCAATGTTGGAACCGTCAACATACAGGGTAGCACCGTCACCACCGAGGTATGCTTTATCATAGTCAGCATCACCAGCCGTACCACCTTGAGCACCCCGACCAAGACGGAGGATGTCAGTGTCAATACGAGTGGAGAGAGCGTAACCAGCATCATCAGTATAGAAGCGACGCAGTGAGGACATGGCCTGAACTTCAGCAATATCCTCAAGCAGACGGCTGTACTCGTAGTGTTGGTCGATGTTGATGCCGATAGCGGTACCACCAGCAGCTTGGATGGTGACTGCATCGGTAGCGGTTTTAGCATTTGCCGTACCCCGAGTAGGAGCAGGGAAATAGACTTTATCGCCTTTCTTACCTTTGAAGTTCATCTTCTTGACAAGACCAGCAACAACAAGATTCTTCTTGTATGCAGCGATGATCTCATCAGACCATATCTCTGGTACGAAACCAGCGGTATCAACAGCCGACTTAACTACAGCATTATTTGGAGCGAAGGCAGTGTTTGCCATGATTAAAATCCTTTCATAAATTGTTTAGATTATTTGACTCGACCTTCTCGGTAGGCTTGCATGATTTCATCAGACATAGAATCATACCGATCTGGGTCAGTCTGCATCAGTTTGATAATATCCATACGCCGATAGATCTTCTTAGAGGGTGCTTCATCACTGCCACCAGTGACCGCTGTAGTAGCACTTTTAATGGCTTGAGAACGAGCTTGTTTTTCAGCAGCAACAGTTTGTTTTGCAGAACCTTGACGCTCCTTCCAAGTAGAGATCAGTTCATCAGCAGCATCAACATCATATTGCTTGTCTGCTCTTGCGAACAGTTCTGATCGTACCTTTGAAGCATTGATCCAGTTTTGGAAAGCAGCATCAGTAACTACATTACCAAAGTCAGGATGTTTAGTTTGCAAAGTCTGTAATGCTTTTGCTTTTGTCATCTCAAGAGCAGCAAACTCAGCTTGCTTAATCTTGGGATGGTTCTCAATTGCCTTTGCTACAGCAGTCTTGGGATCAGCAAAGAAATCATCTTCGTTAATCTCTTCTTGCGTAGTTTGCTTCGTTGCTTGAGTGCGGATGAAGTTATCAACAATCTTACGAAGTTCCCCAACTTCAGAGCCTTGACGACCAATTAGCCTTTCAGCCTCCTGGTGCATCCTAACAATCTCTTTGAAATCTTTACCCTGATACTTCTCAGGAATTTCTTCGACTGCTTGCTCCTGTTGAGCTTCTTGTTGCACTTCTTCAACCTGTTGAGCCTCTTGTTGGGTTTGCTCTTCTTGGTTGTCTACATCATCAATAAACTCAGCCATATTGTCTCCTGTGCCTTCTAAGCATTTTAGGAAAAGTTTCTATTTGGTTGTCTCTTTAGAGATCCACTCATGTTGCTCCGTCTTACGCTCCCACTTAATCTTGGATTGTCTTAATCGATCCCAATTAGTGTGAGCATCTGGAAAATCCCCAGAGAACGGATCTAATTTACTTCTTGGTGCGCTTAGTAGTTTCTTTGCATCGTTACCGCAGTGTCTACACACCACAGTATCAACTTCAGATTCTACTAAGTATTCTTCTTTGTGTCCTTTGACACATTGAAAATCGTTAAGTATTTTCATTCGATAACTCCTCGTATGTCTGTTCGGTTAACTTTTTCAAGTTCAACAGATACTGGAGAATATCTACTTGTCCTTTTCGATACCACAAAGTCTGTTCATCAGGGATCTTTGTAATATCTTCATACTGCTCTAGCATTGCTTCAAGATCTTCTAGTAACTCTTGCCACCCTTTAGTAGCAAATAAACTGAATCTCTCGTCGTAATACTGTTGTAGTTCTCTGTCCAAGCATTATCTCCAATGAGTGCTTTTAATAATAGCATTATACCACAATGCGATTATAATGTCAAGATATTTTTAGTTTGCTCTTGCTGCTAATACCTGCAATTGAGCAATCTCTTTCTTAGTATCAATATCTTTTTCTTTCAGAGCCACATTAGCAAGTTTAATCCTACGCTCAAACTCTGCTGTAGGATCTTGAGCATCACCTAAATACTTAGATGCTGAAGCAGCAATAGTGGCTTGTAGTTCAGCAGGTTTAAGTTGAGTATCAACCACCTCAGACTGTGTCTTAGCCTGTTTAAGTTGTACATCTGCTTGTAGGTCTGCTAGTTCTAGTTGTGCTCTCTGCATTTGCATCTGCATTGCTGCTTGTTGCATCTGTTGCTGTGCAGGATCACCCTGGGCCAACTGTTGCAACTGTACCAACAACTGCTCTCGGTTGTTCAATCCACTGTTCTCAATGATTGCTTGGAGGACAAGAGGAACAATAGGACTCTCAGGACCAAGAGTCTTCAATAGATTAATGAATTGCAACTGCTCATACTCCCTTGCAATGATGCCAAGGTTAGAAGAAGCAGTGAAGTTGTAATCAGCAGCAGGATAACGCTCTGGATCAAACTGCATATAACGGTATGCTGCTTTCTTTACAAAAGGAATCAAGAACTGCTCTTGGAAGTTCACCAGAGTACGCTTGTTCTTCTTAATCAGTGCAGACATGGCAGGGTTGAGTCCTTGCCCATCAGCACCAGCAGCAGGAATACCAGCACTATCCACAGTACCAGTAGCCATGAGCATCATACGCTCAAACTCTTTAGCAGTGGCTAGGTTACCAGGATCAGTATTACCAAACTTGAATGGTTGAAGGATCTCTGCTGGATTACCATTGGTAAGGATGGTCTTACCAGGACGAACTTCAAACTTAGCACCTCGGGGTAGACGAGTAGCATCAATACCCATCATAGGTACAGTGGTCAATGCAAGGCTGTCTAGGTGTGCTCGTACCTGAGCATCGATAGCCTGTTGCATATTATAGCCCTTCTCAGCGATTCCTCGGCCCCAGAAGTAGTTAGGCATGGAATCATTCTGGAAAGCCACCACAGGCCTATCCTTCATCATATAGGGGCTTTCTTCAGCCTTGAGGAGGTACTGATCGTTAGCGATAACGATGATAGCCTCTACCAATTCACTGAATTCAGCGCTATAAGCACCTAGATCTTCGTCACCTTCAGCCATCAGGTCCACATATTTGTCTTCAAATGCGTTATCCAGCAGTGCTTTAGGCACTAAACCGTAGTAACGCATCAGTTTTACCCTATTTTGCTGCTGATGGACATCTTCTTGTACTGCTTCAAGGTCAGTATCTACTGCTGTAGACGATAAATTAGGTACTTTTTCGTATACACCACTCTCCATAGCCATAACAACCTTGTGGAGAGGCACAAATTCCTCAATAGCAACACCCAAAGAGTCTTCAATCGACATAGCATTGGGGTCTACAAGGAAATTCTTAGGATTTACAGGCTTGAGTTTGATGCAGAATCGTTGTTTTTCTTCTACTCCAACAGCAGTAAGGCCCATCTCAACGATAGGACGCATTGCTGGCGCTAATTCTGTCTTCTCTTCTAGGATAATTTCACCGATACCAGTGCCGTAGACAGCAGACAAGAGAATAACATCACTGATAGACTTTCTAACTCTGTCTTTCTTGAAGTCTTCAGTCATCTGATTCTTGACTGCTTCGATGTCTACCTTCTGTTGGTCAGAAAGATCATCAGTAATATCAAAGAATTTCTCACCTCTGCCAAACACTGCCTCTTCAATCTCTGCTACATGAGTCTCAATTGCTTGTTGTAGAGCAGGAGTGACAATCTTTGCTCTTTCAGAGCTACGCTGTTGATCTTCACCAGACCAAATTCCTCGCCATAGACGCTCATAGGACTTCCAGTCTTCAAGGTAATTAGTATCTCTGTGGTTACGCCACTCTTCGCATTGACCAAGAACCCATGAAGCCAGTTGATTGTTTGTGTTCATTGTTTCTTCCTATATTAATAGCCTGCAATCGTATCTAAGGGAGTCCAATCTTCCTCATCAAAATCATCACTAGCAACATTCTTTGCTAGCTGAGACACATAAGACAAAGCATCTACCAAGTCATCATGCACTTGTGTTGAAGGAAACATCAGATACTGGTCAATAAACTCATCCCACTTCTGATCCTGATTAAGTATGATGCGACCATGCTCAAAGTTACCCTGTAAAGACCACATGATCCTATCTGTCTTCTTCTGATTACCATGTGTCAACTCCTCCAACCTGAAGAAGTTATTATATCTTTTCATTAACTGTTCTAAGTAACCCATCACTGCTTGTCTAGCCATTCCTTTCTCTAGACCAACAGCCATAGGCTTATATTCTTCTACATTGTTGAGTATCCTCATTGCACACTCTTCAATGTCCCAACGACCATACTCAATCTTGTCTACAAACCAGACACCATCATCAGTAACCTTCACCACAGCAATAGCACTCTGGTCTAGTCTCTTCTGTGCAGCAGTGCTAGCATTAGAGACATCCTTAAACCCTGCTAAGTCAATGGCTATGTACCAAGAACCATTATTAGGCTCTGATCCATACTTAATCCACTCTTCTTTAAACAAACCACTACCACTGTTGGTAAAGGATGCTTCAAACTCTTGCTTGAAGTGGAAAGTACTAAGAGTGTTTCTAGCAGCTTCAATTTCTTCAGGATCAATAGTAGGATTGTCTTTAGTGGTTAAGTGCCAAGACTTCCAATCCTTGCTACGATCACCTTCACCAGTCTTAAAAGCATCATAGAACCAGTTACGACCATCAGGGGTACTAATCAGTACTGCTTCACCTTTTAAGTCTGCTAACGCAGGTCTAATAATCTTTGTGAACAAGTCTTCTTTAACAAACGCTGCTTCATCAATAACAGCAAAGAATAACTTTAATCCTCGTAGTGCATCTGGGTTTTCACCAGACCTTACATAGATCTTCCTACCAGTAACCAATGTGATGTCCATTTGATTCACATGGGCTTGTTTAATGACACTGGCTCCTTGGGTCAATAAGGCTTCCCAAGCGATCTGCCTAGCCTGACCTAGGGTAGGTGCTACATAGACAACAGAAGAGCCTTCTGGAGCCTGTAGAGCCTTTGCTAGGAGCATCTTAATGGCTAGGTTACTCTTACCACATCGACGACCAGCAGCAATGACTTTAAACCTATGCTTGTCTTGCCAGACATCCAACTGCCAAGGCAGAAGACTCCAATTAATCTCTGCCATTAGAAACCTCTACATCAATAACATTATCTGTTGTCTCTATTTGTGGAGACTGGTTAATACCACTGATGTTAATAACGATACCGCTGCCTCCTGGTCCTGCGGAGTCTTTATGAGACTCAAAGTAACTAATAGGCAACGCTCTATCAAGACACATCTTTAAAGCAGGAA